TGATCTCTAAGAATGATGCACACTATCTAGAGAGACAACCAGATTGGTTGAAAGAGATTGTACCTAATACCACTGTAAGACGTGACTATGGTATACATAGATCATCTGAGAAGATTAGAGACTTCTTGCATGGTTGTTTGAAGAAGTATACAGAGGAAACTCTTGTTACAGAAAGAGATGATGATGGTAACATAATCTCTGAGACTAAAGGGATGGTTAAGATATTTGATCCTGTATTGTTAGAAGAAATGATACAGTATAATGAGGAGGGTAACTTTGACCGTATCATTGCAGCAGAACTAGCTGTAGCTATGGCCATGAAGATGGATCCTATTATGGGAAAAATTGGTGGTACAGGTGATGCAAGGGTGATGTCAATGCAGAAAAGAAACAAAAACAATAAATTATTTACAGAATCTTCCAGTGTATTTAATTCTGGTGGAGGAAAGTATAAACGTAAACTGTTTACATAATGGCAATTATTAGATATACAAAAGATGCAACGATTAGATATGCGTATCTAAACATCTTCCCTGATCAGTTTAAGACTGAGAAGGAAAAGCAAGATGAGAGTTGGATCAAGAATACTATGGACTACTTTGCAAACAAGGCTTATGCTGAGTATGTAAAGAACCGTGATACGTTTGTTAAGAACTATGACTTAGTGAAGGGTATCTTACGTCCTGAGGATTTCTACCAAGAGCCAGAGGTAAGAAGCTTTACAGATATGCTTACAGCTGATTTGGCTTTACCATCTTATGTAAAGATGTATTCAATTATCACTACACCGCTTAATGAGCTTGTTGGTGAGATTTCAAAGAGACCTGATGCATTCCGTGTTAAGGCATTTGATGATGATAGTAAAGCTGAAGAGTTAGAATATAAGACAGGTATTCTTCAGGAGTATGTTATCTCCACTGCTAAGCAGAAGATTTTAGAGAAAGCTGCACTAGCAGGAGAAGAACTACAAGATGAAGAGTTACAGCAACTGACAATGGAGCAAGTTCAAGATGAGCTTGATTCATATACATCTGTAGCAGAGAAATGGGCTAACCATGTATTGACAGCTAACAAAGCTGACTTTGTTCTTAAAGAGAAATCAGAAGATGCATTCCGTGATATGTTAATCTCTGCTCGTGAGTATTATCACATCTATGAGGATAACTCTAAGCTTGGATTTAACATTGAGGTGGCTAACCCTAAGAACACTTGGTTCTTAACAACACCAGATCGTAAGTATGTATCAGATCCTACAGGACGTGCTCAAGGTGCGTATGCTGCTGGTACTGTGCAAGTTATGGAATTGTCTGAAATTATCGAATCTATTCCTGACTTAACTAAAGAAGAGATTGACCACTTACGTTCATCTCTACAAGACTATGGTTTGATTAACGTTCGTGAATCTAATCTAGGTAATCCAGATGCTACACCAGGTCAAGACTCAGTGCAGTATGATACATATGATCCTCTTGTGTTACAGACACGTATGATCATTGAATCAGAGATGAAGGAGAACAATGATGGATTAAAGGACTTCTTAGGACTTACATCAAATGTGTCTTCATTTGGATACAAGTATGTAGTTGTTCGTTGTTATTGGATCTCTAAGAAGAAGATTGGTAAGCTTATCTACTTAGATGATATGGGCAATGAGCAATCTATGCTAGTAGATGAGACATATAAGTCAGGTACTATTCCTACGCAACAATCATTAGAGTGGGGATGGATTAACCAGTGGTATCAAGGAATCAAAGTGGGACCAGATATCTACCACATTAAACCTTACAAGTTATTAAACTACTGCCCTATCATTGGTTTGGTGCATGAGGTGAAGAATACAGAGGCTAAGTCTTTAGTAGACTTAATGAAGCCGTTCCAAGTTCTTTATAACGTTTGTATGAATCAATTATACAAGTTGTTAGAGAAAGAGGTTGGTAAGGTGTACTTAACATCAATCAGACATATACCTATTCCTAAAGATGGAGATGCACAAGATGCTCTTGACATTTGGGAAATGGAAGCACGTAACCGTGGTGTAATGTTTATTGATGATAGCCCAGAGAACTTAAAGTCTCCATCATCATTTAACCAGTTCCGTGATATTGACCTTACGCGTACACAGGAGATCCAATCTCGTTACAACTTAGCTATGCAGTTGAAGCAAGAATGTTGGGAACTAATTGGTATGTCTAAGCAACGTTTAGGTTCTGTTGCAGCTTCTGAATCTGCTACAGGTACTAATGCTGCCATCACACAATCATACTCACAAACTGAGCCATTATTTGTGGCACACGAGTATGTATTAGGTCAGTTATACCAAGCAATCATTGATGCATCCTTATATATAGAGAGTGCTAAACCACAATCTACTCTATCATACATTACTAATGAGGGTGAGTCAGCATTTGTACAGGTGAATGGATCTGATCTTAAGTTCCGTGATCTTAAAGTGTTCTTGACTAATCGTCCAGAGGATAAGCAAATGTTTGGTGAGATTCGTAGCTTATCTCAAGCTGTTCTACAGAATGGTGGATCATTACACGATGTTATTGAGCTATATTCAACTAACTCTATGAGAGAGATGAAGAAAGTGTTCAAGACATTGAAAGATCGTCAAGAGCAAATGCAAGATCAACAAATGCAGATGCAACAGCAGCAACTTGAACAACAACAACAAATTGCTCAAGCTCAGATGCAACAAACTGCCCAAGCTCAACAAGAGAAGATGGCTAATGATAACTACAATGCTGAACTTGATCGTATCAATAAGAAAGAAATTGCTCTTATTGCGGCTGAATCTAAAGCTGGTCCTTTGACAGATGCAGATGCGTCAGGTGTTCCTGATGTATTAGAGATCTCTAAGTTACAGTCTGAAGAGTCTAGAGCAGCATCTGACTATGCACTTAAGCTATCAGAGATTCAAAAAGATAATAAAGCTCATTCAGATAAGATGGCTTTAGAGAACAGAAAGATAGATGCTGAACTTAGAAATCAGGACAATGACCTAGAGATTGCTAAGTTGAATGCTAAGAACAGAGCATCAAAGAGTAAGTAATTCTAATCAAATAGGTTAGAGTAAAATCTATTAATGCTATATTATCAACAATAATCAGCATTATAGACTCTAATCTATTTGTTATTAATTTAATACAACATATTTTTATATCGAAAACCAATTAAAAAAGTTTAACTACATATGGCTGATAATTTAGAAACCCCAGATTTTGGGAACTTTAGTATTCAGAGTACAGTGGAAGGAATGGGTAGTCAAGAGTTATTAAATGACTTATTGGGCCCTGACACATCTACAGCTAACCCTGATGATATCCAGGATATCAATACTCCAGATCCTGAACCTGCTGCTGCAGCTCCTAAGAAGAAAGCAAAACCTGCTGCTTCTGATGAAGACACTGACGATCAAGAAGATAAAAAGGTAGATGAGAAAAAATCTATCACTGACTTCTTATATGATGATGACACAGAGGAAGAGGAAGAAGAAACTCCAGCTGCCGCAGCTCCAAAAGCTGATGCAACTGAAGAAGATAATGAGGAAGATGCTCCTGCTTCAACTCAGTTTGCTGCTCTATCTAACGACTTGTTTAAACTTGGTGTATTCACTAAGGATGATGAAGAAGAAGAGATTAACATCTCAACACCAGAAGAGTTCTTAGAACGTTTCGAGGCAGAGAAGAAAAAAGGTGCTATTGATGTTGTAAACAACTTCATTGGACAGTTTGGTGAAGACTACCAAAATGCATTCCAAGCAATCTTTGTTAATGGGGTTAATCCTAAAGATTATTTCAGCACATATAATGCTATTGAGAATTTCTCTGATATGGATTTATCTGATGAGACAAATCAAATAGCAGTCCTTAAACAAGCTTTAGCAGATCAAGGTTTTGATCCTGAAGATATAACCTCTGAGGTTGAAAGACTGAAGAACTATGGTGACTTAGAAAGCGTTGCTGCTAAACATCATAAAGTGTTAATAAAGAAAGAAGCTACAAAGCTTCAAAAATTGGAGCAAGAGAGAGCTACCCAGTTACAACAACAAGCTGCAATCAAGCAACAGTATCAACATAATGTTGCCACTGTGTTACAAGAAAAGGTTAAAGCGAAAGAGTTTGATGGCATACCTCTTAATCCTAAACTAGCTACAGAACTACAAGATTTTCTTTTGGCTGAGAAGTGGAAGACACCATCTGGAGAAACATTGACAGATTTTGATCGTACCATTCTTGACTTAAAGCGTCCTGAAAACCATGCGTTGAAGGTGAAGGTTGGTCTTCTATTGAAGATTCTTGAAAAAGATCCTACATTATCAACCATTCAAAAGTCAGGAATCTCTAAGAAGTCAAATGAGTTATTTGGTGAAGTTGCTAGACAAGCATCCAAGAGCTCAGTAAAATCTAAAGGATCTGGTACTAGCCCTACATCTTGGTTTGCATAAAACAATAATAAATTAGTAAATTAAACATAAACAAAAATGGCAATTCAAACAATCCCAGGTTTAACTGGTTTTACTTATGCTCGCGTTGCGTCAATGGACAAACGTGCAGTTGGTAAGTTAACTGACTCAAACCACTTGGAAAGCTTTCACTCAACTGAGCCAGCAGACTATGATAAGAAGATTATCTCTCTGTACACTCAGAGCTCATTGTACAGCAATGACTTCTTGGACATGATCAACAAGTCAACTCCGTACTACATTGACAACAATAGTGATGCTTGGAAGTGGCAAGTACAAGTTCCTTACAAATTCCCTAAAATTATCGATGTTCCTGCTACTACTCTTCAATTAGAGAAGCCAGGTATCGATGGTCAGGAATTCCAAATCATTTTGGATACTAACGAATTCTCTAAGAACGCTATCGTTTCTGTAGGTACTCGTCAGTATGGTCCTCGTTTCTATGTGATCAAAGATCCACAACCATGGAACATGGGTTATTTGTACACTGTTACTTTAGTAACTGATAACCCAACTGTAGATTTCGTTTCTTCTATCTTCTTACAAGTTGGTGTTGAATTAGAATTAGTTGATGCTGCTATCGGTGAATTCGATCAAGACTTATTAGGTCTTCCTCGTTTAGGTGAGCAAATCACAATGTTTGAATCATTAGGTTCTGCATATGGTTATGAGCACAAGATCACTGAATGGGCTGATGATAAGATGATGGTTGATGCTTCAGGTAAAGCGTTAGACATCTTAGTATATGCTCCACAACGTCGTAACCAATTACCTTTAACTCGTAATGATGTTAAGTGGGAACCGTTTGTTGAGTTCTGGATGCGTAAGTCTATGTTAGAATTGAAAGTTAAGCGTATGATCTGGGCTAAGCCTGGTACTGTGAAGACTAACGGTTCTAAGCAAGAATTAAAGCGTACATCTGCTGGTGTTTACCACCGTATGCGTAACAATGGTAACTTAGTACAATACAACCGTGGAGAATTCACTGCTAACTTGATTCGTTCAGTATTTGGTGATTTATTCTATCGTCGTGTGGATGTTAAGGATCGTCGTGTTAAAATGTACACTAACGAAGCTGGTTTTGACGTGTTCCAACAAGCTTTGAAGAACGATGCATTAAACTCAGGTTTAACGTTCATGGCTGATTCAGGTAATCGCTACATGCAAGGAGAAGGACAACACATCACTTACAACTTTGCATTCGATGCAATGGTAACTCGTGAGACTGGTCGTGTTGAGTTAATTCACTTAAAAGAATTAGACCTTCCTCAAACTAACTTAGAATTCGGACAGAACAAGAAGTCTACTCCAGTATTTATGGTGTTTGACGTATCTCCAATGTCTGATGGTTCAATGGTAAATAACATCCGTGAAGTACGTATGAAGGGTGCTCCTTCAATGACTTGGGGTTATATCGATGGTACTCGTCACCACTTAGGCTTTGCTAAGTCTCAAGGTATGAGTTCTGCGAACAAATTCCCAGGATACGAAATCTGGATGAAGGATCGTTGTGATGTGTTCATTGAAGACTTGTCTCGCACAGTCTTGATTGAAGAAATCCCTCAATTCTAATACTAGGCTCCATGCCTAAATGCTTGCTAATCAGCAGGCTACAAGAAAGAAGCTCCCCCACCCTCCCTCCTCAGGGGGAGCTATTTCTTGAATACAGAGTGCTTGGATTGGGGTGTCCCTGGTCGCTATTCCTTCGATGGATAGCACTCTGCAAACCAAATTAAATTTAAACTACATATGGGTAAGATAGGAAAAATCTCTACTATTAAGAAAGAGTATAACAACTCTCAAATGCAAACTATGCAAGGTGGTCTTGCTGCAAAAGGCATGACACGTATTCCTGGAACAGGAGTATTTAAGTATCCTTACAAAGAACTTGATGGTCAATATCGCACAGGATTAAATCCAAATGCTGCGTATATTCAACGTATTGGTGATAAGACTGAAAAAGAACTTGAAATCGAACGTGTTACTAGATTGAAAGAAAAACTAGAAGCAGCGTTAGGTGATGTGGATTTAGGTCCTCGTTCTAAGTTCTGGAACTATGGTTTATCTCAAGGTGCTGATGATATGTTACACGTACAAGCAGTTAAATTGCTAGATGGTGATAACTACTTTGATTTCACTAATCCAATGCAAGAGCTTGCTTTCGCTTGGTTACGTGTTCACCCTACAATCGCTTCTAGCTACCAAGCTTGGGAACGTGGTGAATATCCAGCAGATACACAGTTCTATGTTGTAGATGATGAAATTGAGAACGCAATCGTATTCAAAAAGAAACAATTAATCAACCGTGCTATTAGCAAGTTTGATTCAATGACTCCTGAGAAGAAACGTAAAGTTGCTCGATTACTAGGCTTACCTGTAACAGAAGATACCAAAGACGATATGGTATATAACCAAGTGGACAACATCTTAAAACAGACTGAGTTCAAGGATGGTAAATACCAAGGTCTTTCAACAATTGAAGTGTTCGGTAGATTTGCAGATATGCAAGAAAACCTTCTTCACGTAAAAGATTTAGTAAAACAAGCAATTACTCATTCTATCTATAGAGTTAAACCTAATGGTAGAGTTTACCAAGGTGACTTTGAAGTTGCATTAGATGAGGAAGAATTAGTTAAGTTCTTGATTGATGAAGATCACCAAGATGATTTACTGATCTTAGAGCAGAAACTTAAAACGAAAAAACTAGCCGCTGTATGATCCCCGTAGATAGTTTATTATATAAGATTGACCAAAGACTAAATAAGCTATCAGCAAACGAGCATCAACAGATTCAGTTAGAAGACAAAATCTTAGCTCTCAATGAGGCTCAGATTAAGTTAATAAAGCAAAAAGTAGATGGTCAGAATACAATATCAGGTCTTGGCTTAGATGCCTTTAAGAAAAGATATGAAGACCTGCAAAGCCTAGTGGTAAATTACAATGATGGTGAGTTACCACTAGCTTTGAAGAACCCTGAGTTAAATCAGTGGAGTGCGTATGTTCATCAACTTGAGCCTAAGTACATGTTTTACGTAGATAGTTACGTAATTGCTAGTAAAGGATTATGTAAGGACAGAAAGATTTGGATTAATCGTGATCTTGCTAAACATGGTGATTTGCAGTATTGTTTAAACAACACTCACTACAGACCATCATTCGAGTATCAGGAGACCTTCAATTTCATATCCTCAGACGAGATTTCGATCTTCACTGATGGAACCTTCACACCAAGTAAAATCTACGTCTCATACATGAGATATCCACAGTATATTAATAAGACTGGATACATTATGTTAGATGGAGAACCATCGTTCGATCAAGACTGTGAGCTTGAAACTTATCTAGAAGATGAGCTTTTAGACTTGACCGTACAAAACCTTGCAATGTATACAGAGAATCAATCAGCGGTTGAAAGCTCGATATACAGAATCAAGACAAATGAATAAGTAAACAATTTAATTAATATACAAAAATGGCTGATTTTTCATTAACCACCCTGTTTGTAGTTCCTGTAGGTAACTCATTACCTAGCTCTGGATCTACACAAAACTTGACAGCAGGTCAAGTAGGTTTCTTCAAGGCTGATTACACAGTGGCTAACGCTGGTAACATCGCAGGAAGCAATCCTTACTTCTATGTTGCTCAAGGTCGCACAAACACTTACTTACAAGGTTCTAAGCGTTCTGACAAGATCTCTTCTACTGGAACTAACGTATCTGAGTGGTATAAAGTAGTTGGTAGTGCAACTGCAACAAACCAAATCACTCAAGTTGGTGATTGGAATGTTACTCCTGGTACTGATGTAACTATTACATTACGTGCTCACTCGTCTTACATTGATACATTGTATTTCAATGGTTTCACTCGTTCAGTAACTGTTAAAGGTGCTTGTTTAGAGTGTGGTGGAGATCCATGTGCTCAAGTTGATCACCAAGCTTTAGTTGATGACTTAATTGCTAAGTTTGAACAAGAGGCTCCAGGTAACAACCCTGATAACATCTCTTTCAACACGTTCTTCACTTTCTCTCGTTCTGGCTCTGGTCAAAACTCTGTGTTAGTTATCACTGGTAAGCCATTAACTAAATATGGTCAACCATGTGACGTTGCTGCGTTCCCTTACGAGTATGATCGTTTATGGTTCCGTACATTCCCTTATGCTGGTCCTGCTACAACTGCTGACTTTATCGTTGCAGATAATTGTAACATCATCGCTGAGGCTGTTGTGACTCAAGAGTCTAACTATCCTTACGGTCAATCAGATGAGATCGCTCAATTAGAGAAGAACTTCTACAGCTACCAAGCTGGTTACTTAAAGCACTTATACCGTATGGTTGGGTACAATGAGAACTTTGAATCATGGGTATCTAACGGTACAACTTATGATGTGTTCTACATTAGATTCAACACATTAGATAAGGCTGCTTATCAGTGGGGTGATTATATCCAAGAAGATTCAACAGTGATTATTGCAGCTCCTCAATCGGTATCTGCAGGTATTGAAACTGTTTTAGCTGCTGCGTTAGGAACTCCTTCAACTGTTTCTTAATCAGAAGGTAAATAAATCATAACCTATGCCAGAGGGTGAGAGGATTATTCTCAAATCCTCTGGCATTATTTTTTATAAAACATGGCAGACTTGAAATTGGATATATTAGTAATGAATACCTATAATACGTTTACGTTAGGTATTGCTGATATATCGACATATCCTACTAATCCTCCAGCAGTAAGTTCTCCTACTATTGAAATCACAATGCCTGGTTTCTTACCAGTTGCTTTACCTTTTACGGTTGAAGACTTTAATGTTTTCAACTCTACGACATTAGAATTAACTCCTGTAGGAGCTGATTTAATACCGCTTCCTGATGGAGTGTATTTCTTAAAATATTCTGTTGCTCCTGCATATGAAAACTATGTAGAGAAAAACATCATGCGTGTAGATCAAATTCAAGAGAAGTTTGATAATGCTTTTATGAAGTTAGATATGATGCAGTGTGATATGGCTATTAAGACTCAAGCTAAGGTGCAGTTAAATAGTATTTGGTATATGATTCAAGGATCTATTGCTGCTGCTAATAACTGTGCTATAGATACAGCTAATAAGTTATATACACAAGCTAACAATATGTTAGACAACTTCATCAGAAATAACTGTGGATGTACTGGTAATAACTATATAAATAACTTTGCATAATGGCTAATTGTAAAAGATGTCAAGTACAAGTTGGATGCGGATGTCAATTAACCAATGGGTATTGCTCAGCTTGTAACTATGCTGTACAACAAGAACAACAGCAAGCTGCTGTAAATAAGTAATAAAATGTTAACACCAAGACTTGTTAATTGTATTTATTGTGCTAGTATCCCTGTGTTGCTGGCTGATATTGATTGTAAGCTAACTGACTTAGCTAATATTCAATATAGTAATATTGTGTTTGCTTTGAACACATATATACCAGGAGAAGTAATTGCTGATCTATTACATTACAAGCAGATATTAACGTACAAGGTTTGTAACCCTGACTACTGTAAACCATTCACTGTAGATATGATAGCCAGCAGAGTAAAAGTTTTAATTCATAAATAAAAAAAGAAATGTCTTGTACAAATTGCTATACGGGGTGTGTTGATATTACACCTGATAAATGTGTTAGATATACAGGAGCAAATAGTGTACCACTAGGAATCGAAACTGGTGATACTTTATTGGCTGTAGAACAAGCACTAATTGATACAGTTGTATCATTCTTAGATGGAACAGGTATTGATATTACAATTGCTCCTTCTGACTATTGTGCTCTTGTTACAGCATACTTACCTGTAGGAAGAGTTCCAAATGCTGATGAGTTATTTACAGCATTGGTAAAAGCTGCTTGTAATTTGCAAGCACAAATCACAGGCATTAACGCTACACTTACTACACTAAATGCTGATTATACAATTGGTTGTTTAACTGGTGTTACAGCTTCTTCTGATACTCATGCTATTGTACAAGCAGTTATTAATAAAGCTTGCTCAACAGCAACAGATTTAACAGCACTAGCTTTAGATGTATCTACAAACTATGTTAAGCTTTCACAGTTAAATTCTCTTATTGCTGCATATCTTGGATCATTAACTCCAGGAGCTACACAGTTTAAAGACAGAATGGTTCCTTTTAGTGTTATCGAATACTATGGTAATGTATCAACAAACTTTGATAGCACTGGTAAAGGTTTAAGTAGTCAAGGCTTTACAGATATCTATTTATGTAATGGTAACAACGGTACTCCTGATAAAAGAGGTAGAGTTGGTGTAGGTGCTATTATCGGTGCTGGTGGAGGAACATTACCTGCTGCCACTAACCCAGATACTCCTGGTAATCCTAACTATAACATTTTAACTGTAGCAGGTTCTAACGTAGTTACATTAACAGCAGCACAGATTCCTTCTCACACACATGCTGCTACAGCAAGTGCTACATCTACTGTAACGGATCCTGGTCACCATCACTTTGCTGGTAATACTCCTGAGGGTTGGGATAGTGCAGGATCTGTGGGTATTGTAAACAGACAACCTTATAATGTTCAAACTACTACAAGTACAACAGGTATTACAGTAGCTACCACTGTAACTGTAACTAATGCTAATACAGGTGATGGTGCTTCTCACTCTAATATTCAACCAGTGTTAGCTTGTTATTACATTCAGTACAGACCTTCTTAATTAATAACTCATGAGTTTAAATTGTCTTCCAGGCACTCCGTGCTATGATGCATATTATCATCCTACAGGAGATTGTGGATGTGGTCCATGTATAATTGATACAGCTAATGTAGTTTATTATGGTCCTAATCTTCCAAACTCAGGAGGTAATAACAAAGATCCATTAAATACTATTCTTCAGAAACTAGATAATTCTTTAGATGCAGCAACATTAGCAAGTGAGATAATTGATGCTATTGCTGCTACTCCTGCATTAAAGGTTAAATTCTGCACACTAGTAAATAACTGCTAATACAAACCAATGATTGTACAAATAATACTAACGACAGCTGGTGCCAATACTGGACCTAACTTTGATCTATATTCAGATGTAGACAGTTATGAAATTCCATTTGAAACAAGTGTACCTAAAGCAGCTCTTGTTGCAGGGTATATAAGCAATGTTGTCCCAAATGGTACTACTGTCGTTCGTGTTGTTTCTTTTGGTACATGTAATACAGCAGTTGATATTAATATATTATTATTACCTGTAACTACTACTACTACTACAACTTGGCCTGTACCTATTCCAACTAGTACTACTACTACTACAACTAGTACAAGTACAACCACTACTACAACAACTAGTACATCTACTAGCACTACAACCACAACTAGCACAACTAGTACATCAACTAGTACAACCACAACAACAACTACTGCTGCACCAACCACTACAACAACAACTACTACATCAAATCTTCTTAACTTTACTGTAGTACAAGGCTGTGCTGGTAATAATCAGGCTTATGCTCTTATGAGTCAGTTCTCAGGAGGCAGTGGTCAGTATTATCCATCTGTTTATGCATATTACACAGAGGCAGAGGCACTTAATGAACCTTTTGATACTGCAGTTACATTAACTCCTAGTAGTGTTAGTTGGGGGTTACCAGCTGGTTTACCAAATGGTATTTTTTGGGTAGCTATACAAGATAAAAATAACCTAACAGACAAAAGAGCTAAATCATTTGAAGTTACAGGATGTGGTATTTCAACAACTACCACCACAACAACTACTACACAAGATCCTGGTGCTTATTGGAATGCTCAATTTTGTACATCACTATTTAATGCTCCTATACTAAGAGTCCCTTCTTCTGCTGTTTCTGGACAAGTTATTTATGGTGGTGATACATTAGACAGTTGTGCTACATTAACTACTCCTTATGTAGGTACTCCTCCATCTTATGTTGATAGAAGAACATATCCATTATATGCTAATTGTATTGCTTGTAATGAGTTAGTAAACTCACGTTGGGCTACGATGGTTAGATGTGATAATCCAGCAATAACAGCTTATAGTAAACGTTTTAATGTTGTAGACTTCAATGTTAATGATATTGTAGCAGATGATACGGTTTATAATCAACCTCCATTCTATACTTATCGTATTACTAGTATTTCTACCGATAGTGCGAATTTCCCTCAACGTTTTATTAATCCTACTGGTTTAAGCACTTGTCCTTCTGAATCTACAACAACAACTACCACAACTACAGTATCACCTTATCCGTGTACATTCTGGACACTTACTAATTACTCACCTGATTTCTCAAACTATGTTGATTATACAGATTGTGATAATAATGTTACAACTATAAATGTACAACCATTAACATCTCCTCAGATTTGTGTTAAAACTGGTACTACACCAACTACAAACGCGGAGTATATTAGTTTAGTTAATACAAACGAGAGTTGCGTATATTGTCTTGATTGTTATGTATATGAGTATATAAACACTAGTGGTAATACAGTTGCATTAAGTGGTACTTTGTGTAATGGTGGAAGTTATTCTACAAATGTAGGTCCATCAGGTGAAGGTACTACATTCTGTTTACAACAATATTCACAAAGTCAAATAAATGCATATGCAGCTAATGGCTTAACTCTTACACGAGCTATTACACCTTGTGGAAATAGCTGTGTTACAACAACAACTACCACTACCACTATAAGAGAGTGGTATAATATAATTAATTGTAATGGTGGTGGAACTGATACTTCTACATCGTATCCTGTAGATACTTATAATGTTAATGATAGAGTTGGGGCTGATGGAGGTATTTGGCGAGTTACAAGTATTACAAACTCTAATCCAGGTGGATCTAATTTTGAACTTTCGCCTACAGGTTTAACTGGTTGTCCTACAACTACCACTACTACAACTACAGCTGCTCCTACATTAGAGTGGTATACCATAAGTAGTTGTGTTGCAGATGCAACTGATACTTCTACGTCATATCCTATAAATACATACGAGATTAATGATAGAGTTGGAGCTAATGGATTCCCTTGGCGAGTTATTGGAATTTCAAACACTAACCCAGGTGGATCTAATTTTGTGCTTTCAAATATTGGAGGAACTGGTTGTCCTTTTGTAGGATGTATTAAGTGGACTAATGAGTTTGATTACAGTCAAGAAGTTACATGTACTGATCCTTTTACTTCAGTAACTTCTTCAGGAACTGATGTTTATTATAGATTAACTGCTTCCTTATTTGAACTAGATGGTGTAACTCCTAAGAATGCTCCTCTTGGTGGTGTAATAATAACATTTGGTGTATCAACATCTGGTTCTTGTTCAACTGGTTCTGGAGGAACGTATGTAGTAACAATACCTGAATTTACTAATAGTGTAGTAGCTCCGTATCAGCAAACTAACTATAGTGAGTGTGGATATGGTTGTGGTTATAATACTTTCACTCCGTTCCAACTTGAGTATACTAATTATCAATATGTAAATGAATGTCCAGCATAGCATAATTTAAAGAGACAAAAAACTCTGTTTGTTGGTTTACAGAGTTTCTCCCAGGGTGCAATGTGCTCTGGGAGTTTTCATTTCTAATTAACTTAATTAACCTATATAATTAATTCTGTTACAATAGTTTGGTAAATACGGAAATTAATTTTTATATTTAGGACAATTTAACTAAACTACAACTAGGATGACTGGAAACCAGGATCAACTTTCGATGCTTCAGGCATTATTGAAGCAGAAGAAAAGTAAAACATACTATGCCTCAAGGCTTGGTATTAGTGAAATTGAAGTAGATGAATTGTTAAAAGAGCTAAGAGGAGAAGAACCAAACGATCCATTGAAAGCACCTTTACTGTGTGAATCTGTAAGAAAGATTAACAATGAGAAAGGAACTATTGAGAGCACATTGATTCTCGATTTTGAACCCAAGGATGATATAGAGATTGCTGCTCTGCACAAGATTAACCTTGATAAATACGTTATTACAAACTACTGGTCTAAGTTATTACCTAATGGTAAATTTACTTCTTCAGTATTCTCTAAGAGAAAAGAAGCTAAAGACTACACTCCTGAGGACTTTGCAAAGTTCCTAGAAAATTACAAACCCAACTACATTCCTGAACTAAGACATGCATCTGCTCATATTGAGAAGAAGATGGTAGATGTTGAATTATCAATATCTGACTATCACTTAGCTAAGAGACATGTGGATGGTGATAACTCAATATTTGAGAGAATGGCAAGGTATTACAAAACTGCTACTACTCTTATTGGTAATGTCACAGCATTGTATGATATAGACACGATTGTGTTCCCTATATCAAACGATTTCTTCCACACTGATAACTATCAGCATCAGACAACAA